GTTTGCTGTGTTAAATGGTATAGAAGAAAGTAATAAATATGTATCAGTTATGTATCCAGATTATTACGATTTAACATATCAATGTGTAGTTTGGACCGAATATATGGCACAAATGAACCACCTAATTGAACAAATCTCCTTTGAAGGTGAAAGTTATTGGGGTGAAAAAGACAAATACAAATTTAAGACATCAATAAAAGAGTATAAAAATACAGTAGAATTGCCAGAAAGAAAAGACAGGTTGGTCAGGTCAGAATTTACCATGACTGTTAAAGCGTATTTACTACCTGAAAACACCGTGGACAAGTATGGACGACCAATGAATATGAACCAGACTAGATTTACCACAAGAAAGTTGGTTATCAAAGAGAAATTCATTGAATAGGAACCATTTTGAGAAATTTATCATATATTTATAATACAAAGGATGGTTAGGTTATGACAAAAATTAGTGATGAAGAATTACAGAAAGTAAAGACAAATCGTGAACAGGTTCTCACAAACTCACAACAACTAAGTGATTTGGTTTTACAACAAACTTTGTTAGAAGAACAGATAGAGATTGTTAAAAGTCAATTTTTAGCTGCTTTTAACACAGAAAGAAATTACTTAGAGAGTTTAAACGATAAGTATGGTGAAGGGTTACTTGATATTGAAACAGGTGAAATAAAAACTACCTAATGGAGAATAGAGTATGGCAGAGCGTGTAGTTAGCCCAGGCGTATTTACCCGTGAGAGAGATCAATCTTTCTTAGCTCAGGGTGTGGCTGACATTGGTGGAGCATTTGTTGGAGTAGCTCAAAAGGGTCCAGCATTCGTTCCAGTAATGGTAGAAAGTCAACAAGAGTTTGAGAACAGGTTCGGTACCGCAGATGAATACAGCTACTTAGGATATACAGTCCAAAATTATTTACAAGAAGCCGGTTCAGCAACCGTTGTTCGTGTTCTTGGTTTAGATGGATATAGTGGTTCAGACTTTACTTCTGCTAGATTAGTTGCTAGTGGTTCTGAAGGCGAAAAAGTTCTCGCTATTTTTCACCCAACTGTTGCAGGTGTTTCGTTAGACAACGCAAATGTTAGTGGAACAACTTCATTAACAATTGGTTTAACTGGGTCTAACGGAGCTGTGGAATATACATCAGTTTCTCCAAGTGGCTCTAGTGCTGATAATATTATTAATAGTATTGGTTCTTCTCCACTAACAAGTGGTTCCGCGCCAGCATACACCTACGCTTATTTCCCATCTGCTATTGACCCCGATAAGGGTGGTGTAGCTTTGACTGAAATTGCATTAGTAACTTCTTCTGGATTCTTAGACTTCAGTACAGCTGCTACTAAGGAATACTCAAACGCTTCAACTCCTTGGATTCGTTCACAAACAATCGGTGGTTCAAAATATGACCTATTCAAAGTCCATACTCTAGCTGACGGGTCAAACAGTAACCGCGATATCAAGATTTCAATTTCTGGAATTAAGTATAGAACGATTGAAGGTCAATATGGAACATTCTCACTATTGGTCAGAAAAGCTACTGATACAGATACAAAGTCAGAAATTCTTGAACAATATGACAATCTAAACTTAGACCCAAATAGTTCAGACTATATTGGAAGAAGAATCGGTAACAGTGTTTCAACATATGATTCTGTTTCCGAAGAATACCTATATGTCGGTGACTTCCCAAATAAGAGTCAATTCATTAGAGTTGAATTAAGTGATGATGTTTCTGCCGCAACAGTTCCAGAGACAACATTACCATATGGATTCGCCGCTGTTTACGCACCATTCAAGATTGAAGATACCGAAACTTCAGTCAGAGCACAAGTTGTAACTACAGCTTGGACATCTGCTTCGGTTATTAGTGGATACAAAACAGGTGCGGTCAGAGACGCTAGAAAGTTCTACGGGTATGATTACACCGAAACTAACTATACAAACCAAGGGTTCCTAAACCCACTACCAGATGGAGCCGCTACAGTAGGATATGTCGCAACCAGTGGTTCAAATACAAACTTAACTGAGTTCTCGTTAGAAAATGTTGCTAGTGGTGAAGTCGAAAATGTTAACTTAAGTATAACTGCTAGTGCTCACATCACATATCGTAAGTTCACCGTGCCAATGCAAGGTGGATTCGATGGGTTTGAACCTAACAGAGAAAGAAAGATGGGTGCCGACATTGTGTCAACAAACACCCAAGGGTTTGACATCAGTACTTCACAGGCAGAAGGTGGAAGGGCGTTCAAGAAAGCTCTTGACTCACTCAAGAACCCAGAAGCCTATGACATGAACCTACTGGTCATCCCCGGCGTTAACCACGAACAACACCCATACATTACCCAGTATGCTATTGACATCTGTGAAGACAGACAAGATACATTCTTTATCATGGACTTAGCAAGTTACGGAGCCAGTATCGCAACTGCTACCGCAACCGCCGCACTACTTGACACAAGTTACGCCGCTGGTTGGTATCCTTGGGTAAGAGTTCTAAACACCAATACAAACAAGTTTATCTGGGCACCACCTTCGGTCGTTCTACCAGAGACATTCGCTTATAGTGATAGTGTATCTGCTGAGTGGTTCGCACCCGCTGGTCTAAACAGAGGTGGTATCGCAGGAGCACAGGGTGTTAAGACAAGACTTAACAGAACAAATCGTGATGAACTATACGAGAATAAGGTTAACCCAATCGCACAGTTCCCCGGTCAAGGTATCGTTGCCTTTGGACAGAAGACACTACAGACACGCTCAAGTGCTCTTGATAGAATCAATGTCCGTCGTCTCTTGATTGCTCTGAAGAAGTACATTGCATCAAGTTCCAGATACTTATTGTTTGAACAGAACACAGAAGCAACACGTAACAGATTCCTAAACTTGGTCAATCCTTACCTCGCTAGTGTGCAGGAAAGACAAGGACTATTCGCTTTCCGTGTGGTCATGGATGAAACAAACAATACACCAGATGTCATTGACAGAAATCAACTAGTTGGTCAGATTTATCTACAACCAACCAGAACGGCTGAGTTCATCGTCCTTGACTTTAACATCTTACCAACAGGTGCTACTTTCCCTGAGAGTTAAGATAAACTAAAAGGTTATATAAATTAGTGGTAAGTGATATTTATATAAAAGTATAATTTTTGGAGACAAAATATGGCCAATTTGGTAGAAGAACAGGAGCTATTTTTCAAGGCTTTTGAGCCTAAGATGCAAAATAGGTTCATTATGAACATGGATGGAGTTCCTGCATATGTTATCAAGGGAATGCAAAGACCAAGATTAACACAAGAAGCTAGAGCCTTAAATCATATCAATGTTCAGAGATATGTAAAAGGTCGTTCTGTATGGAGCGCTTTACAAATGACATTGCATGACCCAATCGTTCCATCTGCTGCACAGTCCGTTATGGAGTGGGTACGTCTCCACCACGAATCTGTAACTGGTCGCGACGGGTATACAGATTTCTATAAGAAAGATTTGACATTCAATGTTCTTGGGCCCGTTGGTGATAAGGTTGAGGAATGGATTCTTAAAGGAACTCAAATTACAGAAGTTAACTTTGGTGATATGAATTGGGATGAAGACCAACCAATGAATATTACACTAACAGTCCAACCAGATTATTGCATCCTAAACTACTAGTAGAAGGAAAATACAAATTGCTCTTACTGAGCAAACCTCCCCGAACCAATTCGGGGAGGTTTTTTGTTATATTCAAAAATACTTATAGTAAGACATTTAATTAGAGTATCATTATGGCACAAAGCACAAATCTAACCGTAGGACAAGGTGAAACTTTTAAGATTCTCGTATCAGTATCAGACCAGACAGGTGCCTCAATAGACATCACAGACCAAAACTTTAGTGGGTCGGTCAGAGAAACATATAGTTCAGAAAATGTTTCCGCTGATTTTTCATTTGAAAAGATAAGTCCAAATAGTTCTGGTTCTCTTTATATCAGTATGGCACCCGCAACAACGGCGACATTAACTGCACAAGATTATGTGTATGACGTTCTAATGACTAGTGAATCGGTTACTCGTAGAATTATAGAAGGAAAATTTATTGTCCGTCCGTCTGTTACGAGGTAAAATAAATGGCGTCATTACCCGATGGTATCACTCTAGATATACCTGACCTACGAGTAACTATAACACCAAGGTCAGATTATATAGTTACTATACAGCCCGTTGATGAATATCACGTTGTAACATTTGATACTCCCACAGTAACCAGAGCAACCAGTGTATTTGTAGATTACGCACAATCTGCTAGTTATGCTAATAGTGCTGGTAGTGCGGTTAGTGCATCATACGCAGAAGTATCTGCTACATCTTCATATGCCGATAATTTTGTTGTTGCTGGTGGAGTTACTGCATCTGGTTTCGTGGGTGATGGTTCACAACTAACGGGTATCACCGCAGAAGGAACGGGTGTATCAGTACAAGATGATACTGTATTTCGGGGATTATCACAAGTATTAAATTTTGCCGATGGGTTAGATGTATCGTTTGTAACCCCCACATCTTCCATATCACTGAACAGAACGGGTTCGTTTACAGGTTCATTCAGTGGTGATGGTAGTGGACTAACCGACATTGTTAGTGCTTCATTCGCTACAACCGCTTCATATGTAGAAGGAACATTCTCTGGTTCACAAGTAATAACAGGTCAATTAACTGCATCTGGTCTAAACTATCCAAGTACTGATGGTGATGCATATCAACTGTTCAAAACAGACGGTCAAGGTAGCATCACATTAGATTATGCCGATAGATTGGCATTGGATGTTAAAAATACAAGTGGTGGACTATTAAGCAAAGGAACTCCAGTTTACATTACAGGATTTCAGGGTGATGGTATATATCAAATAGCAGCTGCCGATTCTAGTGATGTAACCAAAATGCCTGCAGTTGGTATTCTATCAGAAACTCTAGCTGAAAATGATGTCGGACACGCAGTTCTTTATGGTGCGCTCCGTGGAATTGATACCTTATTATATTCTGTTGGTGATGAATTGTTTGTTGGTGTGGGAGAATTAACTGGTTCTGCTCCACAACATCCCTCATTGATACAAAAGATTGCTTCGGTTGGTAATAGTGCTAACAATGGAGAAATAACGATACTGGGTGCTGGTCGTTCTAATGCTGTTTCCAACTTGGGTAGTGGTCAAATATTTTATGGTGTAGAAAATAGAGCAACCACTCAATCGTTAGCAAGTATTTTATCTGGAAACGCATTTAGTTATAGTGGTTCATTCACTGGTGATGGTTCCAATGTCACAGGTGTGGTCAGTTCCTCATACGCACTGACCGCTTCCTATGTGGAAGGAGCGGCTAGTGATTGGGATACATTAGCAAACAAACCATCTGGTCTGGTCAGTAGCTCTACACAAACTATTGCAAATATAAATGGTCAAGAAATTACACCAAGTATTATTTCCAGTAGTGGACACATTGTTCCATCAACAACAGAAATCTATGACCTTGGTTCTACAGATTTACGATGGAGAGATTTATATTTAAGTGGTTCTACAATTTATCTTGGAAGTGCAGAAATCTCTTCTGACAATGGTAAAGTATCTGGTTCGTTCACGGGTTCATTTACTGGTGATGCGTCAAGTATAACCGGAGTAGTAAGTTCTTCATTCGCTACGACCGCTTCTTATGCAGAGAACGCCGGTGTTAGTGATTGGAACGAATTGACCAATGTACCGTCAGGTCTGGTCAGTAGCTCCACCCAAGTAGACTATGACTCAATACAAAACGTTCCAAGTGGAATTCTAAGTGCATCTTCATTTACCTCACCATCACAGGGAACGGTCAGAGCAACAATCAATGGAGTTCAGACCGATGTAGATACAGGACTACAAACTGGTGATAGTCCTCAATTTACAAACCTTACTCTGTCTGGTGATTTAACTGTCAATGGAACTACAACTTATATCTCTAGTTCTCAGGTAGATATCGGTGACCAAATCATCACACTAAATGCAAATAACGCAGCCGGTGATGGTGGGATATATGTTAATGATACAAGCACAAACGAAACTGGTTCATTACTTTGGGATGTAAGTGAAAACTATTGGATTGGTGGTCTACTAGGTTCTGAAAGTGAATTAATAACCTTAACATCTCTAAATGCAAAGGGAGTAGTTAGTAGTTCTGGTCAAGTAGATTATACAGGACTATCAAACGTTCCAAGTGGAATTGTATCTAGTTCCACACAATTCACAGACATAACAGCACCATTCACTGGTTCGTTTAGTGGTTCATTCAGTGGTGACGGAGCAGCTCTGACCGGACTTGTCAGTTCTTCATACGCACTAACCGCATCATACGCTGAGAATGGTGGTGGGGGTGGTGGTGTAACCATCAATAACAACACTGACAATTATCTGGTCACTGCAACAGGCACTTCTGATACATTGGATGGCGAACAATTCTTAACTTGGGATGGTGTTAAGTTAACAGTATCCAGTTCAGACGATTCTCAACAACAACTTCAGATATATGCCGGCACTCAAACTGGGTCGATACACGTAAACAATGGTACAGTTTATTTTCAAGGTACTAATTCTGACATTAGAATTCGACATAGTAGTGGTGGAAATAATGATCTAGTTTATATAGGCACTGATTTCTATCCAGCTCCAAATGGTACAATAAATTTTGGTAGAAACAACAATCGTTGGGAAACAATATATACAACCGATGTTAGTGCGTCTGGTGATGTATCCGCATCCACGTTCACTGGTGACGGTTCTCAAGTAACAGGTGTGGTCACATCATCCTATAGTAATACTGCTTCATATGTAGAAACTGCACAAACCGCATCATACTTTATTGGTGACATTAGTTTCCCAAGTGGACTAGAAGTAACTGGTTCATTACTACTAGATGGTAGTATGAGTGCAAGTGGAGATGTCACCGCTTCAGGATTCATAGGTGATGGTTCACAAATCACAGGCGTTGTAAGTTCCTCATACGCACTAACTGCATCATACGTAGAAACCGCACAAACGTCATCAACCGCACAAACTGCTTCATATGTAGAATCCGCACAAACTGCTTCATATGTAGATGGACTAATTTCATTCCCTAATGGACTAGATGTTACTGGTTCATTGTTGATTGATGGTGATATAAGTGCAAGTGGAACAATTACAGGTAGTGCCTTCTTTGGTGATGGCTCTAATATCACAGGAATAGTAAGCGCACAAACCGCTTCATACATAGATGGATTCGTTAACTTTGACCAAGGTATCGTAGTAACAGGTTCATTGATTGCAAGTGGTGGTCTTGCCGGTATTGGTGAACCAAACCCATCATACGATTTAGATGTTAATGGAATTGTTAGAGCAGACGCATACTATTGGGATACTGCTGCACCACAACAGACTCCATCTGATAGTAGACTCAAAACGAAAGTTACACCATTACCACCACAATCTGACAGAATATGTGATGTCAACCTTGTTGAGTTTGAGTGGTCAGAACTAAACGATACTAGACCATCAAGACAAAATCGTACTAAACGTCAAGGTACAAAAGACGTTGGTGTGATTGCACAAGAACTCCAAGAAATATTCCCAGAACTTGTATCAGAAGATGTTGATGGATACCTGACCGTATCCTATGTTGGGTTACTGATACCGTTAATCAAGACCGTACAAGAACAACAAAAACAAATTGATGAATTAAAGAAACTGATATCTGGTGAAGAGTAATGCCTAGAATACTTGGTAAACAAAGTTCTGAAGGGTCTGGTGGAAACTTAACAACCTCTCTGGCAAATAGCTATACAATGCCAGAAGATGGTGTTCTTAATTCACTGACTTATTATGTAGCCTATGATAATAGTCCTACAAATCGCCCCGGTGATGAAGATATACGTGCCGCTGTATATATTGGTGGAACTTCCGATACTAATCCAAATGGTGCTGTACTATTAGAAGATTTGGGTGTTTTTGAACTTGATGGAACATATGGTGGAAGTTTTATAACATTTAATACTTCTGGTAGATATGAAATAGCTGCCGGTACAAGAGTTTGGATTGCAGTAAAGTCCGATGCAACATATGGAATTGGATATAGATTTGAAACTGGTGTGACGGGAGACAGTGTTAGTGGATTTGTAAGTGACAGTGATGATGAAGTAGCTTGGGAAAGTACAATTTCCTCCGCAGGTACACAAGGTACTACAAATATTACGATGTATATAACTTATACAGCGAGAGGTGAAACCAAAACTACCAAACCACCAACACCAGAAGTAAAATTGTTTCCAAAATTTGTATCTAGTGCTAGTTTAGATACTGAGGTTTACAATACAGAAAAAACAATGTCAATTGATATTGGGTCTGGGGAAAATAGAAAACTTATGGTTTTTCTTGGTCATCAAGATGTTAGTAGTACAGACTATTATACCTTAACTTATGACCCAAATGGAATAAATTATTCGTTTGATATTTTTACCAGTGTAGAAGCGAATAAACCTACAGATTCTAATTATGAACTTGGTTTGTATTATTACGACATACCAGATGGTGAAACCGGAACCAAAGATATAACCTTTACAAACCCCAATAGATGTAGGATTCACGCTCACGTTTATGAAGATTGTGCACCGGGGGTTCCTACTCAATATAGTCTTGAGTCATACCCCGGTCCATATCCTGTTACAAACGATAACATAACTTCGTCTATTTACGTGAGTGAACCTTCAATGGTGCTCAGTGCAACTATATTTGAAACTAATGCTGCGGGTCAAGGGATAATAACAGCTTCACATTCAGAAAATACAAGACTCAATGGTCCGGTCACGACCGCCGGTGCACAAGCGTTTTCTTTATCTTCTGGAGATTATACAGTAATTTCTGGACCCGTAACTAGTTCATATACTTCTTCTGCCGAATCTGCTGGTGCGAGTGCTCCCGGCGCGGCCGCCTGTGCTTTAGTTCTATTACAAAACAGAAAAGAAGCATCTGATTTCAAAATCCAACGTGGGGTTGTAGATATAACGGCTATTAGTTCGTCGGTGTTATTAGCTGGCGTAGATTATGAACCGATTAATTCTAGTAGTGCTTTTGTTAGAATGACCTCTAATCGTTCTATTGGTAGTGGTGGTGAGGCAAATTTCACGACTGCTCGCCACCAATTTAAAATTTCAGACATAAATAATTTAGAAACTTCATTACAATTTGAAAGTACCGGCACGGCCAAGGACGCTACTATTGATTGGGAAATTATAGAATATTCGGGCCCAGTTGGCGGAGACAATGAATTTATAGTAAGACACGTAGAAGACTTAACATTTTCAGATGGTGATGTCACACAACAATCATCATCTGTTGTGACTAATATAGAAAATGATAATGATGTTGTTGTGTTTTTGGGTGGGGCTATCCAACTAGATCCCGCCTCGCCCGGGACCGCCGAACCATGTACATTAGCAGTAACTAGTTGGGATTCAAGTTCACAGCGGGCCTTTGTTGATAAATATCAAGAACAATTTACCGTCAACCGTTCCGCGGAACTTCAAATAATGGTAGTAGAATTTACAGGGAAAAATTGGAAGGTTCAACGAATACCGGAACACACATTTTCTTCCCGTAACGAAGAAAGTATTTCAATTCCAGTTGCTATTAGTTCTACTTCATCTGCATTTATACATCCCCAATACAGATATGATTCAAAAGATGGAACTGGTAGTGATCAAAATAAAAATCTTATTGCAAAAGTTTATTTAAAAGATGTTAACACAATAGAAGCTAAAGTTACGGGAAGTGAAGCAGGAACTCAAGGTAGTGGTTCTGTTGCGGTGTGGTTAATTGAGAACACACAAAAACACGGTCAGAAAATGAACGTAACACATTATAGTGAATTTAGAGATATTTTTTCTAGTTCTTTACAATCTACTGTTAATATAGATACAACATCTATTATGGGAGAATCTGCTGCAAGAAAAATCGAAAACATGGACGGCAGCGGTTACTACAATTCCTTATTATTTAGTGTTGGAATTTCATCTTCTGGTCAAGAAGTGGTCATTACTAGAGGAACAGATATTAATGCAATAGATTACACATTCTCAACTGTAGAATGGCCAACCGAATATAGAAGTCGAGGATTGAGCATACAATCAGACACCCAATGGTTCTATGATGATTTTAATAGACCAAATCAAAGTATAACTGCTTCTGGTGATTGGGATGAGAATACTTTGTATATTTCTGATAACGGAGTAAATTGGTTTATTGAAGATGGTGCTCTGGGTGGTCAAGATTTTGCAGCTCTGAATGGGTTTGCATTTTTAAATACTGCTTCATATCAGTGGACGAATGACCATTTATCGGAGGTCGTTTATGCTGACATAGGTAGCTTTGATTTTGCTGGTCCTGCAGTCAGACTAAATTTTGGACCGGGACACGAAAGTGGTAGTGGATATGTATTATTTCACGATGGTGTTGTAGATGGCGGACGGAGGATTCGGCGTATGGACAATGGTTCATTGGCTGGCGGGGGGTCATCCGGTAATTTTAGTATTGCCGCCGGTGACAAAGTAAGATTGCAGGCGGTTGGAACCACAATAAGTTGTTATGTTAACGGAAATTTAGCAGTTAGTTGGACCGAATCAACATATGAATCTGGTTCGGTTGGAGTTTTTTATAAAAAAGAAGATGTTACTCAAACAAAATTTGATTCATTCTACGCACAAAACATAGTATCCGGTCAAACAGGAAAACCATTTAAAATAAGTTAGTAACTATTTATATAAACAAAACAATTTTAGGAGGAATGTAATATGGCATGGGGTTCAAAAGTAACAGCTACACAAGTAACTAGTATCACTGATACAAGACAATATTTTGATACAAACATTACACTAAACCCAGGCGAAATCGTACAATGTCAAGTTTCTGGTACATATGGTGGACCCACAGATGACCTCACGGTTCACGTTGTATCCACATTAGACGATTCCTCTGAGAGTTGGGACACAGTTGACTATCTATCATTTGCAATGACCAGTGGTAGTGCTGCTGGAACTTCCGACATTAGGTCTTTCTTAGTTAGTGGTGTATACAAGTTTAGAGTTGGTGTTGAGTCTACAGGTACAACAGACACCCACCTAACCGCATCATTCTCATACCGTAAAGACGGCGTTAACGCTTAATAATAGGAGGCACAAAATATGGCCTCTAAACCTTACCCAAATGTAAATGTGTGGGTTGGTCCAAATCAACAATACACAACATTATCCGCTTCTTTAGCAGATAACGCACAAGATTTAACAGGTAATGGTCCATTCGTAATTGGTATACGAGAAGCATTTGAAGAGTCGGGTAATAATGATTTACCTAGTCCAGAAGGTTGGACAACCACTCCAGATGATTATTTACACATATGGGTACATCCAGATGTTAGACACAAAGGTTTTTGGAATGACGATGCCGTAGATTGTTATAGAAGAACTGCACAGGGCTCGCAGAGTAATCCAATGGGTCAGTTTGACGATGTTTCCACACTAACTGGGTTTAAAATAGAAGGTGTTGCTATTAGATTTAATAATTTAAACCCCGGTGGCAGAACTTTACTTGGAATTGGTGTTGGTAGTGGAATTAATGCAGGTAAATTTACGGTAGATAGCTGTTTATTTGTTGCACATCAACCAACTGCTAGTTTAATTGCAATAGGAACCAGTGGAACTAGTGCGCCAGGCAAATTTTTTATTAATAATTGTATGTTTTTGGGTCCATTTGGTAGTACTACAAACCAAGCATCAATTTTTGGGAGCCAAGCTGCTAGTGGTGCTCCATATGCCTATATATACAATTGTACTTTCATTGATAATATTGATTCAGTGAGAGTAGGAGACAGACACGTATTTAAAAATTGTTTGTTTGTTAATAGCAATCCAAATAATGGTAATTACTCTTCTTCTGGTAGTGTGGATTCACAAAATAATGTTTATAGTATAGAAAGTGCGGTGGGTATAACCGGAAGTAATAACGTAGTATTAACTGGTTACCCTATAAGTTCTACACCATCAAAAACAGGTTCATATTATGATGGTCGGTTAGAAGTAGGAGTAAATGACCACCTACGCGTAGGTGCCAATCTTAGAACCGATTCGGAAAATCCAATATATTTTGATATACTAGGAACGAATCGTGATGACGGAAAACCAAATTATGTAGGTGCACACCATCCACAACAAAAAGGTTTCCGTGAATTTCCCGTTGACGAAACAAGTATGGAACGTAAGTATAGGGGGAGACGATGAATATTAAGCCTCCATTGGGAGCAATTTCCCCAACACAACTATCTTCACGATGGAAACTTCCATTTTGGAGAAGTAAACACGGATATGCTTATTGGATTGGTAGTGGTGGGGGAGAAGGGCCTATACCTAATTTTGGTACAAACACAGGTATCCGGTTAAATGTTCCTTCTACATTAGGACCAGCTAGAACCCATTTTTCGACAGGGACCGGCAACCAACACGCAGTTAGAATGAATGGTCGTGATACATCGTGGCTTTTACGTAGTAATAAATGGACAATTGCAGTGCTGGGTATGTTTGATGATTTAACAAGAAATAGTGATTGGAAAGCTGTGGTTGCACAAGCAGAAGGAATCCTTGATTTTCAGTTAATGGCTCGTGTACGTAACGGAACTCCACCACAAGATATGCAAATTTGGCTTGGTGGAAGTCAAAAAGGTACTACAGCTTCTGTGGTTGAAGAAAATGTTCCATATCTTTTTGTGTTTAGATGTGACGGAAATGATAATGTATTGTGTGAAATTTGGGATGTAGAAACAAAAACTTTGGCAGCGGCTACTACAGAAACATTTACAGCAGATGAAACAGTTGTGGGTGTTACTCCACTTCGTGTAGGAGCTTGGAATACTGGGGATAGTGATGACGGCTGGGATGGGTATCAATACGCGATATATGTTGATTCTGATAACAGATTAACTGATAACGAAGTCAAGACATTGGTTGAAGACCCATTCGGTCCATTCCGTCAATCACCAAGAGGATTTGAGTGGGTAGAACGTAGGCCAACGATTAGAGTTAGAGCGAGGGGAAGGGGATGAATATTAAACCTAGTCTATCTTCTCAGGATTATAATGTAAGGTGGAAAAGTATATTTAAAGCTGTGTTTCCTCTGTGGGGAACCACCCCATTTGATGTATATGGACAAACAACTCACGATGGTTCATGGGCGATAACGGGTGGTCCTACTGGGTGGATTCCCGGCGAGATGTTTGTAACACCATTTGGACTTGGATTGGGTCCGTGGAAAGGCAGCACTACTGCTGACACCGATGGTTCTATTTGGCAGATAAGTAAAAGTTTTGGCCAACTGGGTGGGGGTGATGATTATATAGTTGCAGTTATTTGGATTCATTCTGGACAAACAGGACAATATGGTCCCGTTGGTAGTGCCGTTAATATTAATCACCGATTTTGGCCAAACAGATTTGGAAATGATATATTTGGTTCTATATACGGAACAAACTTTAGTTCTGCTTCTGGACTTAACACAGGAGATATTATTCTTCAAATACATTCAACCACGGGAGCAAATGGTACTGGTTGGTTAGCGTGGAGAAATTTAACTACAGGATTAACTTACAACCAAACACAATCAGTTGGTTCTGGTGCAATGCCTAATGAAACAAATTTTTTAGCGTCGGGTATTAATACAGGCCCCATCCACCCCGGCGGTTCCGTTTTAGCAGTTTATTTTGGTTCGGGAGTCGGTGACCCTTCGTATGTAGCAGATG